ATAAAACATAGATTGTTACCAAAAATTAAAAGAATGACAGAAGAATATAAAGTCAATAATCCTGCATTTAACTTTAATGTTGCAAGAACAGAAGATGTAACTGGTGTTGCTAAAGCTGTTGAGCAGTTAGTTGAATATTTAGATGATTTATCTAGTTCAAGTGGCGCATCAGATCAACTTCTTAACTTAACACAAATGCGAAACATTATTAGTAAATTAAAAAAAGTAGAAGCTCAAGAAATTATCAAAGGTCAAGATTCTAATTTTTTAGGTAAAGTTTTAAAAGAATTTGAAAACACTTTAGACGATTTTCAAGACCCTAAAATATTTATGAGAAAGTTTGATACAGAGGGTTTAGAAAGATTAGAACCTAAAATGACAAAAGAACAGCAAAAAGAGTTAGTTGCAATAGTTAAAGAACTACAAGATGCTAATTTAACATATAGAACCAGACGTGAAGCTTTTGATAATATAAAAATAAAAAGAGCCATAGCAAATGCTGAAAATACTGGTGCCTTTGATGATTATGATGTTTTTCAAACTTTAGTCAAAAAAGGATCTGATAAAGACTTAGGTATGTTTTTTAGAGCTATCAAAGAGTTTGATGGTTATCAAGCAGACGTGGGTATTAAATCTACTAAAGAACTAGAAATAAAAACTATGTTACAGAGAAGATTATTCAGAGACGCTTTAGAAGAATCAACATCCTTTGGTTTAGATCCAATTAACTTTAATGATTTTGCAAGATACATTAGACGATTTCAAGGACAATATCCAAAGAAATTAGATATATTATTTGATGGCCAGTCACAGCAAATAGTAGATACCATAGAACAAATAAGCAGAATCAGACCTAATCTTAAACCAAAAGATATTTTAAAGTTAGCAGATGATATAACGGCAACTGAAAGAGGTTTATACATACCAAACGCAGGTAAAAAATTTGTTGATAAATTAAGAGATCTAGCAGAAGATTCACAAAAATTAGCAGACTTTGAAGCAAATACAGCCATATCAGAGTTACCCAGAATCGGAGTGGACGAAGCTACTAAAAAAATATTTAGACCAAATGCAGGTAATAATATACAGATTTTAAAAGATACGGTTTCACCTGAAGTCTTTGCACAAATTCAAAGAGCTAGTATGAATAAGCTTATAAAAAATTCTATAGATCTAAACGGCAAAGGCAACATAACCGATATTTTCAAATCCAATAATCTTAAAAATAGTTTAGATAGTTATGGTGATGAAACTCTTGATGCTATGTTTGGCAAAGAAACAAGACAAGGTTTAAGAGATCTAGCAGATACTATAGATGATTTAACACCTGGAGAAGTAGGTAGAGGTGGTGCTGCAGGTACACTTATTGCTGCTGGTATTGCTGTAAACGCATTTAACATAAGTATGCTACCTACCATAGCAAGTCTTGCCTTGTTTAGAAATTTATTTTCTAGACCTGGTTTTTTAAAGCTAATGACTAAGACAGATAAAGGATCTGTATTAAGAGTTATAGAAGCGTTTGAACAAGCTGCAAGACAAGAAGGCATAAGATTAGTAGGTAGAGGTTATAATGACTTTTCTAAACTTACACAAGAAGAGTTTGATGCGTTAGCAGAAGATATTAAACAGACTGGTATTATTGATGAAATATCTGATCAAGCATCAGAGATTATTGATACAACAATAGATCAGGCTGCAGAACTCGAAGATCAAGTAGCTCGTCAACGACAAATAACTCAAACTACTCCAATAGAATTTCCAGAGATTAGGTCTATTGATATTAATAGAGGATTAGATACAGACAGGGTTGACTTTGCCGAACAAATAGCTGGCAGACCTATAGTTTAGTAATTTTTTTCCCGTCCACTTCTACAACACGACCGTCAAACATTACACAAATTTGTCTGATTAACCTATCTTTATAAATAGGATGCGATTCAAACATATTTTCTCTTTCTAACCATTTTTTTTGTTTATCAGTTAGTTTTGTTGATATTGTGTTTTTTTTCATGAATACCCTATATCTGAACTAAGATAACCAAGCGGAGTTTCTCTAAGTATTTCTATTTGGGATTTAGGTATATGCACATAAGGTTCATTATCTTCTGCGTATGTTGGATCTTGGCTAATGTTCATCATAATCTCGTAGCGCTGTTCAGATCTCCAAGTGTGCATATATACGCCATCAGTCATACCAAATACTATGATAAATGGATAACCAGTTGCTATAGAGTGCATAGATCCTTTAGTTAACTTGTTTGCACTTAATATTAAAGTGTCATACTTTGCATATGGTATGGATCTGCA